CAGTTTGTGCTACCTTTGTCGCTGTTTTTGTTGCTGTTTTTATTACAGGGGTTGCTGTTTTGACTATATTTTTACCAGATTTAACTATGTTTTTACCAAGATTAATACCCTTCTTTACAATTTGCTTAGCTTTAGCAAATTTTTTCAATCTCCCAAATTTCTTAACTCTAAGTAATTTATCTGCTTTAATCTTTTTAATATTTTTTACTCTTGCTAATTTGTCAGCACGTTTAGGATCAAAAAGTCTTCCTGCCCTTTTAATTATTCTTTTTCCTGTATTAACAATACCCCTATTTCCTGGTCCTCCCAACCCTAACATTCCTGCTTTGGCTCCAATCATTGCAGCAACCAAAGCCACATTTAAAAACTTAGTAAAAGTTTCAGCAAAATTACTAAATTTTGTCGCAGCATCATCTCCAAATTTATCACCTATAAATTCTTCTGTACCCTTAACTGCTTTATATCCCCAATCAACAAAAGTTACTAACCCATCAAGAAGTTTTCCACCAAAGTTGATAACTAAATCAACAAAGGAAGCTAATGGTTTAAGGAAAGAAACAATTTGAGGTAAAAACTTAATTAATCTAAGAGTGAGCCATCCCATAAGGACACCACCCAGAAATTTCTTAATTCCATCTAAGAAACTAAGTTTAGGTAATAATTGTTTTGGACTTTCTTTTTCACCATCTTTATCTTTTTTTTCTAATTTATCTTCCTTTTGCGATCTTTGCTCTACTTCCTTCTGTTTTCTTTCTTTTTTTTGCTGTACTTTTTCCTCAGCCAAAGTTCCCTTAAGGAGTTTGTCAATTTCTATTACTCTTGTACGAATAGTATAAACAACATCCCCTTGAGGTTTCTCAGGTATTTTAGATAATTCTCCACCAGAAGATACTACTAAAGGAGATTTAGGAATGACCGCAAGTGCTCCACCCTTCTTCTCCTCCTTCTTTCCTAGAAGTTTATTTTTATCTATAACTGCCATTATACACTAATCCCCAATACTTTAATTTTCTGAGGAGACCTTGATGCCGTTACATTAAAATTGGGTATTTTTTGCTCAGAATTATTTTGGTTTTTCTTAGTATCACTTTTCTTTTTCTCTTCTTCATATGCAACAGTAACTTTCTTTTTCTCAGATGGTTGTATATTTGGATCACTAGATTTGGATGGTAATGCTCTTAATTTATTTCCTTGTCCTCTACCTCTTTGTGGTTTAATACGATCTTGACCACCCCAAGTTTTTCCACTCATAACATTACCCATACCACCAAAAAATCCAACAGAACCACCACCTTGAAATGCTTGAACTAAACCACCACCTTGGAATGCTTGTACCAAACCACCACTATTAAAATTAGATATAGAATTAGAAACTAGACCACCACCATTCATTCTAGCACTTTGAGTTATACTATCACCCACATTCATCATAGTATTTTCCATTGAACCTGGAACTATTTTATTAATCATATATGAAATGCTCTCAGGTTGAGCAAGAGGATCAGCAATAACTTCATCTAATTGAGCAATTCTGTCAGGTGATGCTCCATTTTGAACCATTATATCTCTTGTTAATTGAAGTCCTTGAGTTACTTTCTCACCACCCATCTTACCAAAATCTGGAACCACTGTCCCATCCATTAACTCCATAGATGGCATTCCCATTGCAGCAACTCTCTCCTTTGCTTCTTCAGGCGCAACATAATTTATTCCAACACTAAAATTACCGTCTGAATTAGAACTAGAAGATGTCATAGTATTAGTAATATTTGCAAAACCACCTTCTTTATATCCACCCATTAATGTTGGTTTATTAGTTCCACCAGCAGCAGCATTTAATCCCTCAAGAGTATCAACTCCATACTTCTGAACTGCTCCTTTAGACATCACAAACTCACCAGGAGTTAGCATCGCAGGAACTGTGTCAGTATTACCAGAACCAGGAACTGTTCCACCTTTATTAAGACCAATTCTACCACCACCTAAAGGATCATCATAACCTGTTTGAAGCATATTATTGTCGGATCTAAGATTGGTATCTCCTTGTGTCATTCTATCAACATTCTCAGTCGTTACTGACTGACTTAACACAGATGCCTCACCCTCATCCATATCTCCTTCATCTACTATTGCTTCTCTTGATTCATTCGTCGATTCTGCTATATTCTCTCCTTCCTTCTCCTTACCTAAAGTTTTACCAATAAGATAGATAGAACCAAGTGCTCCCATTCCTGCAAGAACCCACGGATTTAACATTAACTTACCAATAGCTAATAACATGGGAGCCAACCATTTTCCCATCTGTATTAACATTCCCGTCACCATACTTGTCAAGGAATTTCCAAATAACAAATACCCAGCCAACATTGCAGGCCACCAATCCTCAAAGAATTTAATAATACTCTTCAACTTTCCCTGATTTTCTTTATCACCCATCCACTCTAAAATCTTGAAAAGAACTCGGCCAAGAATAACTTTTCCTAAAAAACCCAAAAACTCATTCCATGCATTCTTCATGGGTGCAAGTAATTTGGTTGCCGTTTTCTTTAATCCATCAAATACTTTAAATTCTAATTTATTTTCTTTCTTTCTTCTCTTAAACCTTTCAACCATTCTTTGCAGAAAACTCTGTTGTTTTTTATCTTGCTTCTTAGTTGCTTTTAAAGTTTCAACAATAGAATTAACACCAGTAAGAATCTCTGCTAATGCTCCTCCTTTTTCCTCAGTAGGTTCTGGAATAAGTTTTTTAGTATCTATTCTTCCAGTCTTACTTCTAACAGCAAGATCACTAGTTCCTGTAGTATCTGTTTCTTTTTCTTTTTCTTTTTCTTTTTTACCAAAAAACTTGGAAACATCTATTTTCTTTCTTCTTAACTTAAGTTCTTTCCTTGCTTCTTTCTGTAGGATTTCTAATATCTCTCTATTTTCATCACCACCCAATTTTTGATCATTAGAAAAATCATTTACAGCGATATTCAATGCCCTATGATAAGGTATATTAGGGTCGTCAAGATACCCATACTCTACGAGTATATCTAATGGTTCTTCAATTTTCCCAAATTTATCTGGCATTAGATTGTTGCTGTTGCTTTAATTTTTCTTCCTCAAGATGTTGTTGAAGTAGAGCCACATAGATGTCTCGTTCCCAAGGCATCATATTTTCAATCTCTGTTAAGCTATATTTATGATACTGCATCAAGGCAAAATT